AAAAGACAGGCCGCTATACTGGCATCATTGAAGCGCGCCCTTTTATGCGCCCGGCATTAGACCAGAACGCGGGCAGAGTAACGGACGGAATTATAAACGGCGTGGATAAAATCCTAGCCAAATTAGCTAAAAAAAATAACTTAATATATAAATAATCATGGCAACTACTGGACCAGTAAACGGCACGCTTATAAGCATCTATAAAGATGTAAGCGGCACACTTAAAAAAATCGCTAACGCGACATCTAACTCACTCGACATTTCTAAAGACATGATCGACGTAACAAGTAAAGACAGCGCAGGCGCAAAGGAATTTATTGCCGGCGAGTATGGCTACACTTTGAACGTTGAAGCAATCTTTGAAGATGACTCAAGCGTAGGAGCTTCACAAGTTTCTTACAAGGATTTGGTTACAGATTTGCTAGCGGGTACTTTATTGACTATTGTAATGAGCTCAAACGTAACAGGCGACGAAAAATATAGCGGTACCGCTTTCTTTACTAGCTTGTCACTTAGCGCACCAAACAACGACAAAGCAACTTGGACAGGAACCTTGCAGGGGTCTGGCGCTTTGACTTTGGGTACTGTTGCTTAATAGTGTTATATTTGTGCCATGAGCACTACAATTAAACTAGGGGGTGTTGATCACCCCCTTTTATTTAACATGAACAGCCTGCGCAACATTATGGAAGTTGCAGGGATGGAAACCTTTGCAGATTTAAACTTGCAAAAGGATTTGGCTAAGTCTATGGATTTTGCTTTGAGCTGCGCGTTTTACGGAATCTTGGAAGGCTACGAGGCCCAGGATAAAAAGACGCCTTACCCAACCGTGCAAAAGTTAGGAGCGGCCATTAAAAAGTTTCAAGAGATTAGCCCAGCGTTGGAAGGATTCACCGCAGCAATAACAGAATTTTTTGCACCTGTTGAAGAGTCAACGGGGGAGTAACTGCCAAGGGCGACGGCGCCCCGCTAACTTGGCGCAAGATTGAGCGCATTGCTTACGGCGAAATGATGCTAAGCGAAAGGGAGTTTTTACTTTCTACGCCTCGCTTTTGGCGTTTGAAATTGGAAGGGATGCGCGAAGCTCAGCAGCAGCAGTATCGCAACCAATGGGAAATAACCCGCTGGGCTGTTGCTACGGGCATGGCCCCGCACTTAAAGAAACCAATAGAGCCCAAACGTCTGTTAACATTTCCTTGGGAGCAGTCCGATTACTTATCTATTCACGACGCTTTAAAGTTATATTCGCATGTCTTTGATAAGTTAACCCCAGACGCGAAAGCATGAGCGCAAATAAAATAGCCTACAATATCCTAAGTACTAACGCGGCGCTCACTGCGCTAATATCTACGCGCCTAAATCCTGTTAGGATACCACAGGAAAGCGCGTTTCCTGCTGTGAGTTATAACTTAATTAGCCAAGTTCCTAACCCTACAAAGTCAGGGCATAGCCGTACGGAGTTTGCACGCGTTCAAGTTAATGCTTATGGCACAAGTTTGAGCAGTGCGCAGGCAGTTGCATCAGCAATTCGCACAGCGTTTGAGGCGGTAACATTGCCCGGAACTTTTAACGGGATCAAATGCCAAACACTGGAATACGACGGCGAGAATCAAACAGCCGACGATACAGCCGCCTTTGCAGGTTTATACCAAATTTCTCAGGACTATTTAATTAACTTTACTAGGTAATGGCTAAAAGTTTAAATATTGTAATTGGGGCAGACATTGAGAAACTGCGCGAAGGCTTTAACAAAGCGATTGCGATAGTACAAAAGAGCAGCAACCAAATGAGCGCCGAGGTTGCCAAGTCGGCGAAGTCGATGGAGGAACGTTTGGCGGCTATTGCTACGCGTAACCCAACGATGGGAAGCGTGCGGCAGTTAACCCAATTAGCAATGGAAGCCCGGGCGTTAGGTCCAGAGTTTGCGCAAGTTGCCAACGAAATAATTAAACAGGCGGGCCGCATGAAGGACAGCATCGCGGACACGCGTGCAGAAGTTGGATACTTCGCAAGCGATACGCGTAGACTAGATGCTGTGCTAGGTGGAGTGCAGGCGGCGGCGGGAGCCTTTGGAGCGATGCAGGGAGCCATGCAATTAGCAGGCTTGGGCGGAAAGGATTTGCAGGAGGCAATGGTTAAGCTGCAATCTGCTATGGCAATCGTCAACGGCTTAACTGCGGTAGGTAATGCCCTACAGGCAGAAAGCGCAGTGCGACAAGGACTAAGCGCAGCGGCTACTAGCATTTATACAGCAGCAACTAACGGCGCAACCGTAGCAACTAGGGCAATGAATTTAGCGCTAGCTGCAGGGCCTTGGGTGATCCTCACAGCATCGATTGCAGCGGTTGGATACTTGCTAAGTAAACTTGCAGCAGAGACTGCAGCCGTTGAAAAAAATATCGAGCGTTTAAAAGAAGCACAAAGCGAGCTGCTATCTAACGGTGAAAAGAAAATAAAAATTGAGGAGCGCCGTTTGGAAATTGCGATTGCAACAGCAAAAGCAGAGGGCAAAAGTGAAAAGTTTATTTTAGAGTTAAAAAAGAAAAGCCTAGAAACTCAAAAAGGATTATACAAAAAGGCGGGCGAGGATGCCTTATTGATTTTAAATCAAAGGCGGTCCGAAGAGTTGCGTTTGGCGGGTAATGATGAGGCGGAGAAAAAAGATATTTACCAAAAGTATACAAAGGAAAGTGTACAAATTCGTACAAGCTTAAATGAGGAATATCAAAATAAAGTGCACTCGCTCGCACTGGATGAAATCGAAGCCACTAAAGTAGTAGGTAAAGAAAAGATAAAGATTACCAAAGCGGTTATTAAAGAGACTGAAGAACTGACCGCAAAGAATACAGGCGGCAGTTTATTGGCTCCAGTGAATCCGATTGTCAAGCAATCAATGGCCGATGTGTTGGCGGAGCTTGATAAGATCCCGGTTGCATTAGAAGGGGCTAAAGTTGAGCCATTATTTTCGGATGTTATTGAAGAGGGCCCTGCGGTTGTTGCTACTACCGTAGAGGTAAGCGACGCGTTTAAAACGATGGCAGACCGCAACAGTGCAAGTTTTCAACAGCACGCGAGCGCTTTAAATGCCTCAGCAATTAAGACGGCAGAATGGGCGGCCAAAACAGAGACTGCGCTAGACGCTATTAATGCAGCCTTTGCCGAGTTACAAATGCAAACGGCTGAGAACATGGCGCAATTTATTGCAGACATGGCAACAGGCGAAGAAGGTGCAGGCAAAAACTTTGGTAAAAATATGCTAGGCGCGATTGCGGGATTTATGCAAACTTTAGGAAAGGCTTTAGTAACCACGGCCATAGCGTCGGAAGCCTTCCAAAAATTAATCGTAGCCAATCCGATAGCGGCGGCGGCTGCAGGTATTGCTTTGATGGCGGGTGCGGCAATCGTGCGTAATACTTTATCAAAGGGCCCAGAAGTTACAGCGTTTGCCGACGGTGGTATAGTTAGCGGTCCAACGCTCGGACTTATGGGAGAATATCCTGGGGCGAGTTCTAACCCTGAAGTAATTGCACCATTGGATAAGTTAAAAGGAATGTTAAAGACAAACGACAGCAACGGCTTTGTAGCCTCTACAAGTATACAGGGACGCGATTTGGCAATAGTTTTGGAACGATACAACAGAGACTCTAGCAGAGGATAAGATGGCACGAATTTACTACGGCTCATTTAAGAGCATACAAGATATCGATTATAGAGTTGAGTTGTGGGATGCGCCTAGCGGTTCTACAAGCTCAGGCACCGAGTTAATTTTGGCAGGCGAAGGCTTTGAAATTGACAGGCAGGGCGAAGGTACTGCAACCTATGAAGATTTTTTAAGGCCCTCAAGATGTTCGACCGAGTGGGTGATGCCAAACAATACTGTACTGGCCGACTTTATTTCAATTAGCACAGAGGCTGAAAATAACTGGGCCATGATTGTTTATCGCGAAGATGTAGCTATTTGGATAGGCCGAGTTGTTGCCGATCAGATGACGCGGCTACGTGAGGCTATCCAAGCAAAGCCGAGGATCAAACTTACGGCGGTCGATGGATTGGAATTGTTAAAAGGTTTTCGGGTTAGTGATCTGTGGTTTACGGATGGCATAATTACAGGCTCCTATCTTTTTCGCAAGTGCCTGGAACAAATTGAACTGAGTCAGTATTGGGTAGTTTTGGGAATACAAACGAATTACTTTTATGACGCTTCTTTGATGTATGCCAGTGCGGCCGCATTAAAAGGGATTCACTTGCTAAGTTTTAACCTAAACGCGTTTGTCAAAAACTTTGACCCCATGAAGGACGTGCGGGCCATTGATGTAGACGCGGGGTATTATGCCGACAGCAACATGCTTACCTGCACCGAGGCAATGGAGCAGATTTGCGCAGCCTTGCAAGTTCGATTTATTCACGAAATGGCAGGTTATTGGATGGTGCCAGTGAACGGTTATTTTAATACCACGCTCGCTTATCGCCGTTATTCCTATACACTCGGCTACCAAGGCACGGGCACCTATACCCACAGGCAGACATTGTCAAGCCCGCGGCCGCAATGGGAAGCTAAGCCATCGCTTTACTACCAACCCGCGGCTAAGTTGGTTAGGTTAGATACCCAGCGTAAATTGGTGGGAAGCGTATTTCGTACATATGCCAACTCTTCTAACGCGCTATACACTGCTGAATTTACCGACATACCGACAGGAAGCAATCCAGACGAGGCGCCTATTAAAGTCAAAATCGTAACTAAGTTCCAGAGGTCATACCCAAGCGGGAAAGTAGAAAACAAAACAGGTGTAAATTTTGTGATATGGGTAACCAACGGTACAACGCTTTTGTATCTGCAACCAAATGGATACTGGGACACTACTTATCAAACATATAACGAAGAAATAGACACGCGGGGGCAACGCACTACGTGGAATAGTTTTGCAGTGGAAAGGCAATGCACAAGCGCGCCCGCAGGATATACAACAATTAAAGCAACCGTAAACGTAAAAGGGATAGTTAAACAATATAGTAAAAGCGGAGGCTGGCAAGTTTTCGGGCTAGTAGATAAGGCATTTTGGGGATCTGTGCAGGTTGCTTTTGCGGATAACTCAGCGTATAACAACCCCGATTTTATTTTTGACATTGAAGAAATATTTACCCCCGGCACAACTTCAGCGGTGAATAGTACCGAAATAAATTTAAACATTGCACATTATTCAAGCGATTCAAAATATGCAGTAGGCAATATCTTGGCATTTAACGGAACAATAAATGTCGTTGCTGACGATTGGTTTGGTGGTTGGGATTCAGTAACGCACGGAACTCTTACAGAAATAATAGGCAATGCAGTAGGGGGTTGCTATAAAGATTTTTTGCAGGTGGTGCGGGGGGCTTGGCTGGACTCGGGAACATTGACAGCGATTAAAACTTTATACTTTGACGGCGGCGCTTGGGTATTAAATGGCTGTAGATTTCAAGCAAAATCCGAGTTATGGGATGGGGAGTGGCTGTATTTGGCGCCTACTTATTCAGGGCTTACGTCAACGGGCGAGGGTTACAAAATTGACCCAAACAAAAACGACGATAAAGTAAATTACGCACTGGAAGCTGTGGCCGATATTAATGGATCGATTACTTTTGTTCCCGAGCAAGTGTTGGAATTTTTGGTTAATGATGCGGACCAACCGATAACAGTGCAGCCGACACAGGATACCCAGTACGAGGTAATGCTAAAATATACCGATAGCACTGAGGCTGTTACTTGGTTATTACAAGAACACGGCACCTTTAAAACTTACACGACGGGCACAAGCTCATTGGATACAAACTTTGAGGGGCACATTGGAAATACTGCGGGCGGTTCTGTTATACTTACTTTGCCTGCTGTAGCTACACAGAAAGGGAAAAAATATTACTTCGTAAAGTCGGGTTCCTCGCATACCTTCAGGATTAATGCAGCCACTGGAGAAAATATAAACGGTTCGGATCACTTCCTTTTAAATACAAACTACGATTCGCATACGATTATTTGCGACGGTACCAAGTGGTTTATAATTGCAGCTCATCCGTAATTTGTTAACGCGCCACAGAGGGCGTAGTTGTATTTTTGATTTATGGCTGTTGCTTTATATACTGGCGAGGATGTAACGATTGTTATTGATTTGGTAGACGATACATTTTCTTTAATGGCTGACGTAATAGTAGGCGTAATTATTAACGACGTTTTAAAAGTAAGCTTTAAGAAAACAGCAGGCACTGTGATTGCAGTAAGCGGTCAAACAAAACAATGTTCTGTGTTATTAACGCGCGCCATTACCAAAGGTTGGGAGGCAGGCATGCTATCGATGGAAGTTACAAAGGTTTTTACCGATGCCAGTTACCCAAGCAATAAGCACGTAATTTATAAGGATAACATCGTACAATTTAGCAACGCACTGACTAAAAACTTATGAGCGATATTATCGTACAGATACCAGGGGCTACAAATGTAACGGTAACAGATGCGCCAGCGTCTGCGATCGTTATCACTTTTCCCGCCTCTACCGAGGTAGTAACTTCTGTAATTGATAAGGGCGTTTTGTATGGCATCCAAGGGGCAAGCGGTTTGCCCGGTGGTGTTCTATCTGTAAACAATCAAAGCGGCACGGTTTCTTTAACCACTCAAGAAATACCCGAGTCAGCGACTGCGCTTTATTACACTAGCGAGCGAGTAGATGACAGGGTTGCGGCGCTGTTACAAGCGGGCGCCAATGTTACTATAACCTATAACGATACTGCCAACACTTTAACAATAGCAGCTCAGGGCTCTGTTACTTCTGTAAATGGTGAAGTCGGGGCTGTTGTATTGGATAAGACAGATATTGGTTTAAGCAACGTAGACAATACCGCCGACATTGATAAGCCAGTGAGCACAGCGCAAGCTGCAAGCATTGCAACCAAAGCAAGCACCACAGCGCTAACAAACCATACAACAAACTATAGCAATCCGCACGCTGTCACTAAGGACCAAATCAGCTTAGGCAATGTGCAAAACGTGGACCAAACGGCTGCGGGCAATATCATAAGCGGGACGTTGGATGTGGCGCGTTTGCCTAATACAGTTACTTTGGCAGGCAATGTTTTTAACGATGCTAACAAACTTGTAAGGCTAGACGGCAATTTAAAACTGCCTGCTGTCGATGGATCTAATTTAACGAATTTACCTAACACAGGCGGCGGCGTAGGCTCCGCTTTATACTTATTCTATAACTACTAAAATGGCAGCAAATACATCACCCATATTCGCACTATCACCCGAACTTGCAATCGCAACGGTAACGACTGCAACGACCGACCGAACAGGTGCAACGATGACAAACACCGTCACGCTTTTAACTGCTGCAACAAACGGCACGAAGATCACACAGATTGGGGCAAAGGTTGCTGGGACAAATGCCGCAACTTTGGTTTTGATTTTTGTGAGTGATACAAGTGGGGCAAATTTCAAGTTGTTTGATGAGATAGTTTTAAGCGCAATTACCGCAGGAACTACAACAACATCACAAAGGGCGGTAACAACTTATGCGGATTTGCAGTTGAAGGCAGGGCAAGTTGTAAAGGTTGGAACTACGGTTGCCATTACCGCAGGGGTAAATGTGTTTGCAGTAAAAGGAGATTATTAAGATGCCTGACTTTGGAAGTTTTAGAGGGTTTGGTGAAAAGTTGGCACAAGGTCAAACGCCTACTCAATTGGGATTGATTGGTTCATTCGGTGCTTATGATGCAGACGCACAGGCTTTTTTTGATAGGGTAACGGCAGCAGGTGGAACGCTAAGTGCAACTGAACAAGTTGCAATTGATACTCTTGTCAGACAAATGAAAGCCGATGGAACTTGGACATTAATGAAAGCCATTTATCCAATGGTTGGGGCAAGTGCCGCAGCGTGTGCGCAGAATTTAAAGAGTGCAAGTTTTACAGGTACATTTAATGGGGGTGTTACATTTTCAAATTTAGGAATTACTGGCAATGGGACAAGTGGATATATGAACACAAACTTGAATCAAAGCACCGAGCAAACTTCAAATAATTTACATATATCTATTTATCAACGAAATATATTATCAAGCCCGTCAAATGTTTCAATGGGATCGTCTTTTTCAAGATTCTATTTAAATTTTTCTGGTAGTGAATATTTATCTCTTCAAAGTGCAGTGCAGGCTATAAGCAGTGTTGAAACACCTCAGCAAGGCATGTTTATTTTATCAAGAAATTCATCTGCTAATTTCTTTAAAAAACAAAATAATTTAACAATCGAAACATTTACTAATGGGTCGATTCCGTTAAGTGCTTTTACTTACGCATTATTAGCAGGTAACGGAGCGGGGACATTTGGTGAATTTTCTACAGCAAATTTGGCTTTTTCTTCAATTGGTGATGGATTAACCGACACCCAAGCAGGTAACTTTTACACCGCAGTTCAAGCATTTCAAACAACCCTTTCACGCCAAGTATAATGTTAGGCTATCAATTAACCGAGGAACAAAAAGACCAAATTCAAGGACAAGAATTTGCACCTTTTCAATGCTTTAATTGTGTGCAAGATATCAATGGTGTTTGGTTTAACATTTTAACACAACAACAAATTGTTACTATCGCACCAACTCAATGGGTTTGGGTTCTCACCTTACCCCAAGCCGAATACATCCCACCACCACCCCCACCATTCCCGATATGAAACTAAGCGGTCGTAGTTGGATCGCTTTGATAATTGCAAAATAAAATAAAAAACAAAGTACATCGATATGACCGCCATAAAGAAAACCCCCTCGCCAATCCCTGTTAGCTTTGACCAGTTTCGTAAAAACCCAGTTGCTGCCGTGGCTTTTTGTATGCTTTTGGCTGTTAGTTATTTGTATATGGACCTTAGGGCGGGGTATAAAGAACAGATTGAAAAGAGTAATCAGAAAATAGATGCCTTGGATTTAAAGATTGACCGCCTCAGCTACGCATTAAAGAAATCCGACAGTGCACTGGCTGCCGCGATCACGGAAATACGAATCATGAATACAATGAGTAAGCTATGAGGGCTGCAATATTTTTAACTACTCTTCTGCTATTAGGTTGGATTTGCATACCGATTCAGGCAGTACAGCAACCGCCTTACGACGAGGTCGAGGCAATGCTTAAGAAGGTGGAAGCTAATTTGCAAACAGCAGGGCAGGCTACCAAGTTGGCGCAGACAATGAGCGCGGAACTAATTGAAAAGAAGGTTGAAGAGAAAGCAGAATTAAAGGAGGCGGTTGTAGCAGCAAAGGCTCAGGCATTAAAGGCCCAGGCGAAGGTTGAAAAGTACGCCGTTACGATGATGTTTCTAGGCGTCGATACTGCGATGGCCGAAATGGATACAATCAGCATTAACAATATGCTTAGACTTAACGGGTTGAAATAATGGCAAAGGCAACCAACACATCCACATTTAGAGCGAAGCCAAAGAATAAGCTCCGCAGACATACAAAGCACATCAATAAACACAAATCTAAAAAGCCCAGTGTTGGGCAGGGGTGATATGAAAAAATTAATGGAAATATTTAAAGGAGACAACGGCCAACTATCCAGTAAGCGCTTTGTCGGAATTATCGGTGCGTTTGTTTTGTTCGGTACGATGGCACATAATTCAATGAGCCCGCAGGACATTGCACCGAGTGCTGAGTTAGTTGCAGCAGTTGAATGGGTAACTATTTTGACGCTGGGCTTTACAAGCATAGATAAGTTTAGCGGCAAGCCTAAAAACGACGAATGAAAAACGGGGGCTTTTGGGCTGTCTGTTTAATTGTGTTGGCAGTTTGCCTATACACTATCAAGAAAGTGCCTCAGAGCCCTGTTAAAATCGTTCAGATAGATAAAGAAGTAACTCTATTGCACGACACGCTCCGACAGATACGGCTAAAGTATGTAGCCCTGCACGATACGCAGAACATAATAACCCAGAAATATGACAC